GTGATGTACTTGTTAATGTATAATCCCAATTTAAAGGATTAGTGTTTGTCGTATTCACCCAAATAATTCCAGATGTAGAAATTTCAGTACCGTCTAATGTGAAATTAGTAACACTACCATTAGATAATTTATATATGTTGTTAGTGTGAGTTAAGTTAGCACCATTTAACTGTCCATTTCTTGTTAATGATAAACCATTAGATACCTGAATTATATTATTTTTAAGGACTATAATCCCAGCTGTAGCCTCTGATGTTGACATAGAAAACATAATACCGCTACTACCCCCTGGATTTGTATTAGGAACGGTTTGTAACATTACATTATTATAAAATTGTAAGTTTCTTACCGCAGTCTTATACTGTCCACTATTACTAATATAAACCACAGTGTTGTTATTAATAATCTTGTTGTAATATATTTTATTATTTTGAATTAAATTATTAGCAATCCCATCATTGTTGCTACCAAATTCAAAAATACCATTACAGTCATAAAATGTATTGTAAGCAATCACGTTATTTTCAATAACAGAACCCTCTTCAAAAAATTCTACACCACCACCATCAAATGTATAATCATAACTAGCAGCATAACAATCGTGAAAGTAGTTATTAGTAACTGTGTTGTTTGAACTAGAGAGTTGAACAGGTACCCCACCATAATCATCATCTGGATTAACAGATGTTGGTGTATTTCTAATCATTCTTAAATTTCCAATATCACAAGAATCTACTGTATTATTATTATTACCAGGTGGAAAATACACGCCATAACCAGTTCTATCCATTGTACATTTCCTAATAACCACACCTGTACATCCTTGATACGTAGCAAACACATTTTGTATCTTAGCCTGAATGTATCTATCAGTAGCTGATATTGTTGTATCGCTAATCTTCCAACCATAGAAAGTTAGGTTTGTACAACCATTCAATGTAATTAAAACACTTACTGTAGAGTTTGTCCCCCAGAATAATGGGTCGGCTCCTGTTCCATACACACCAAAATAAATGTTAGATTTATTTGATAATGTTAATGTTCCTGAAAATTTAGAATCTTTTGCAAACAATACAGAATCACCATTAGCAACATTGCTTTGTACTTTAGATAATGTTTGCCAAGGCGTTAATGGATTTTGCGCTTGTGTTGTTGTGTAACTATCACTACCCGCTGAACTAACGTAAAATTTTCTAGCGCTAGCAAATAATGGAATAAACAAAAGAACCGTTAAAAACTTTTTCATTTTAATTTTTTTTAAAAAATTGTTATATTATAAATACAATAATATTAATAATTTATACATTAATAATATATTAATTACTTATACCGATATATCACCTGATAAATACCAAACGTCCCCAGACTTCTTTATTAATGTTGCAAAACTATATTGAGTCCTTAACTTTAATGCACCCCCAGCACTTAATATAGTTACACCAGTACCACCACTAATAGATGTTTGACCAGTACCGTTTTGAACAATACCAATTTGAACACCAGTGCTAAAATTGGTTGTAGCACTAGGTGGTACAGATACAATATTAGCTGTAGAACTAGTCATTTCAATAATAGTATTGTTATTAGCTGCCGAAAGTTGTAGGGTATAAGCCGTTCCGATAATAGCACCAAATGAAACATTACTACTTGCTGATGTAATTCCTGTGATGGTATTTCCATTTACATTACCAGTACCCGAAAGAGTGATTGTACCTGTTGCAGAATTATATGTACCACCAGTTACAGCATTTATTGTATAAGTAAGTGCTGTACTACCACCTGAAGTAACACTCAACACATTACCTGACAATGTTGTTGCGCTTATATATGTTGGTAAATTAAAATAGGTTGTTGCTGATATTGTTGTTGCTGTTAACCCAGATACAATTGTATTACCAGTTACTGTTAATGTATTTGCTGTCAGACCAGCTAATCTAGCATTACCAGTTACGTTTAATGTATTTGCTGTTAAACCAGAATTAAATATTGTAGCTCCATTTACCGTACCACCACTAAATGTTGATGAACTAGCAGTAAATGGGTCAACCTGAACAGTTTTTGTTACACCAGTTAATCTTATTTTTAAATCACCATTTTGAACCCATATATCCCCGTCGTTTGGTGATGATGGTGCTGTCGAACCACTAATAAGCCTTAATGATGCTTGAGTTACAGTTGCCGCTGGAAGTGTTAATCTAGCAGTAGGTGTTTCAACACCGATACCAATCATACCTGTCGCTGTTGCACCTGTTGATGGATTACCAGTTGTTGTACCATATATGTTTGAACCAAAAATAACACCACCAATATTAATTCGATTTGATGGTGTTCCAGACAAACCTATATTTGTACCTACGATAATATTATTTGAACCTAAGTTACCACGCCAACCCGTTTGATATCCTAACAATATTGATTGGCTACCACCAGTCATAAAATAGCCAGCTCTATAACCAATAGCTACTAAATCCGATGGCCCGCCAACAATTGACCTACCCGATTCAGAACCCATGATTATTGATGTTGTAACACCTGTCGAGTTAATACCAGCACTTTGGCCAACAATTATTGAAGTTGATGACCCCGAAGCGTCCTGCCCAGCACTATTACCAACAAAAACAGAATTTAACGCAGTTGTTGCACCATTACCAGCAGAACTACCAATAAAAATAACGTTTGAAGTTACAAAACCACTAATTGATGAATCAGCACCAGCAGCATTACCAATATAAATTGAGGATGAAGGTGTATAATTTCTAGCACCTGCCGACAATCCAATACCGACAGAGCTACTTAACGTAACACCATTAATACCTGCATTAGAACCAATATATACTGAAGCAGCGGCACCATTTGTATTTAAACCAGCACTATTACCAATAAAAACAGAATTTGTTGAAGTACCTGACAAATCTTTGCCAGCTTGAAAACCAATAACTACTGTATTTGCAAATGTACTAGCTGTATCAGCAGTATATTGTCTAGATTGAAAACCAGCTTGATTACCAATAATAACCGCACTAGTTGCTTGACCTTTATTAGTTTTATACGCTGATGCCCCAATAACAACACTACTCGATAACCTACTAGATGCACGAGCGGCTTCAGTCCCAATAACGACCGTATTTTGTGAATTACCCGAAACAAATGCACCCGCTAAATTACCTATAAAGGTTGAATTAGCAATTGTACCTGCATTTGTCGAACCAGTTGCTGGAAAATAAGGTTGTTGAGCTGTATTAGTACCAATTGCAATAACATTAGCCGCACTATTTACTGTTGCCGCACTCAAAAGACCATTAAAACCTATAACAACACCATATGTTAAACCAGTAGACCTAGAACCAGCATCAGTACCAATTAAAACACTACCATATGACAAATAATTATTAAGACCAGCTCTGTAACCAATATAATCAGAATAATCATTTAAGGTTGCACCACTACCAGCTTGATAACCAATAAAATTAAAAAATTTAGTACTAGTTGCACCAATACCAGCTTCATGACCAATTATATTACCATATTGTATTGTGTTAGACAAAGTACCAGCTGAAGCACCAATAAGTGTTGTTCCTGTTATAGCTGACGCTTGATAACCAGCTTCGTTACCAATAAAATTTAAATCACTATTTACGGTTACATCTGAAAAAAGAACACCCAAACCCGCATTGTAACCAATAAAATTTGAGAAAGTTATACCAGTTGATGATTCACCAGCACTAGTACCAATAAAATTTGAAGCTGATGTGTTCCTAGCACCATCACCAGCACTAGAGCCAATAAAAGATGACCCACCTATATTCCTAGCACCCAAACCAGCACCTTGGCCTATAATATTTGAAGTACCAATATTACTTGCACCCCCACCAGCATCACTACCAAATAAATTTGAATCAGCAATATCCGTCGCATCCTTACCAGCATCCTTACCAAAAAAATTTGAATTGGTAATACCAGAAGTATAACTCCCAGCATTTGAACCAATAAAATTTGAATAGGCTAAATCAGAACCGTTCGATGCTGCATTGTAACCAATAGCATTTATTTTTAATATATTACCAAACCCATCAGTATTATTAATACTATAACCAGCAGTATCGCCAATAAAATTTGAACTAGTAACACCCGTTGTAAGTCTACCAGCATTATAACCAATGAAATTTGAACGGTCTGTCGCACTTGCCCCATCACCAACACTACTACCAATAAAATTTGAATATATTGAATCGTTAGCGCTAATTCCAGCAGAATTACCAATAAAATTTGAATATGTTACACCAGTCGCATTTTGACCAGCATCACTACCAATAAAATTAGAGTCATATGAGTTAATTGCTTGATACCCAGCACCATCACCAATAAAATTTGAATTACTAGAACCTGTTGCTTGATACCCAGCGCTTTGACCAATAAAATTTGAAGATTCTGCATTAATTGCTTCAGCACCAGCATCCAAACCAATAAAATTTGAATAACTTAAATCACTTGCACCATAACCAGCACCTTGACCAATAAAATTTGAATTGGTGACACCAGTCGCACCAAAACCAGTTGTGTAACCGACAACAAACATATCGTTACCCAAAGCCTGAGCATCATCACCAATTGCTATTGAATTTGTGGCTGAAACAACTGGAGGTGTTGTTGGGTCTCCTGCTGGTTCAGCATAGTATTTTAAAGAAACCGTTGACGCACTACCTGTTAAACCAGAAACTGGATAAGCATGCAATACACCATTGGTATCAATACTAACAACAAATGTATCAGCTGTTGTTGCTGTTAATCCTTGGAATCTAACAGGGTTTGTCGCTGCTGATATATGTAATGTGTTGGTTGCCGCTGTTGTACCTAAACCAGTATTTCCAGACGCGTCAATATATAATCTAATTTCGCCAGCACCATTAGCAATAACAATGCTATTAGTTAACCCACTTGTAAGTTGCGGTATGTTATTACCAATAACAAGGTTATTGCTTCCTGTTATAATACCCTTACCAGCATAATTACCAATATAAATATTATTATCACCACTTGTTTGTCCAGAGCCAGCTAGTAAACCAATTAAAATAGTATTGTTTAAATTAGCAATACCTGTATAACCACTATTTAATACCCCCGTAGCCCACCCAATACTAGTATTACCTGAACCCGTTTGATTATGATACAATGCTCCTTGACCAACACCCGTGTTATTAATACCTGTTGTATTATTATATAACGCGCCATAACCAATACCTGTATTATAGTTACCTGTTGTGTTAAATCTAAGAGCAACGCTACCAGTACTAGTATTTCCAGTACCAATAGTACTATTAGCTAATGATGCATAACCAATTGCTGTGTTTGAGTTACCTGTAGTGTTTACAAGTAGAGCACTAGACCCAACAGCTGTATTAAAACTACTACCAGTTGTGTCTCTTAATGTACCATTACCAACACCTGTATTACTACCACCAACAGCAAGTTTACTCAACGAACCGTAACCAATCGCAAAATTTAAATTACCTGTTGTATTTGCAGCTAAAGCACCAGAGCCAATTGCTAAATTTCTAATTCCCGTGGTATTTAATGATAAACTACCCGCACCAATAGCAGTATTTTCATAACCAGTAGTGTTGTTAGTTAATGCACTTGTACCAATTGCGTTATTAGTATACCCAATTGTATTATTTGCCAATGCTTGATATCCGATTGCAGTATTACTATAACCGCTTGTAACCGCTGATAAAGAACCCGCACCAATACCTACATTACCACCAAAATTAACACCAGAATCAATTGTTGTAAAATTACCAGCACTATTACCTAAAAATAAGTTATTAGAACCATAAGTATGAATAAATCTATTTGAATTTTGGTTAATAACACCAGATGTTGAAGATGTAGTACTAGGTATACCAACAGTTGTTGCGGATAAACTACCATTTACTGTAAACCCACTAACTGTATTAAAGTTTGTTGTAAATGTTCGACCACTAGAATCATTTATTGTAAATGTATTTGCTGAAGATATATATCCAAAACTAGTAATAACCGTATCAGTATATCCACTTGTAAATCCTGATACATCAAACACCCCACGACCACTCAATGCCAACCAATTAAGTGTATCACCTGTTGGTGGTGTGACACTAGGCCCAACATTAGCGGATATTACAAAATAATCTTTATTATTACCACTATATGTAACAACCGTATCTGCTGTATATGCAGACACCGCCCTCCAATTTCCAGCATAATACAAACCAGTACGGCTATTGTTAACATTTGAATAAAACGTAACAACACCAGTGTTTTTATTATAAGTACCACCAGTTACAGTCATATCTGTGGCTAATATGCTTAGATTTACAGTTAATGGTGAGTTATTGTTTTGGTTAATAGTTAAATCATAATCACCCTGACTAAATGTAAATCCAGTAACATAAACATCTTTCGGTAATCCATTATATTGTGTTGCTGATATCGTATTTGCTGTTAACCCACTAATAAATGATGTTGCACCACTTACTGTACCACCCGTAAATAATGTACTAGTACTAAACCCAGTGATTTGAACTCCATTAACACCTCCTGTTCCACTTAATGTTATTATACCTGATGAATATGAACCTCCTGTTACCGCATTCACTGTTGATGTTATTGCTGTACTACCACCTGAAATTACACTTAAAACATTTTCTGAGGACAATGTCACTGCGCTTATATATGTTGGTAGATTAAAGTACGTAGTTGCACTTATTGTATTTGCGGTTAGACCACTAATAAAGCTTGTTGCTCCACTAACCGTGCCACCAGTAAAGCTACCAACTGGTAAATTAAGGTATGTTGTTGCTGATATTGTATTACCACTAAGTCCGTTAGTAAATAAAGTAGCTCCATTTACAGTACCACCATTAAAACTATCAACAGTTTTTAATATTAAATCATTATCTGTGGTACCACTACAATACCAGTATTCAATAACACTAGAACCCGAAAAAATACCAACGGTCAACCCCTTTGTTCTTTGTAATGATAGTATATTAGTATTAGCGTCTGTAATACCACTCCATGGACCATAACGTTTGTCCAATACTTTTGGTGAATTAATATTTATATTATCACTAAGATTTATTGCCATATTATTTAATTATTTCTAAATTCTAATGTTTGTTGCACAGTAGGGTTAACACTCCAATGCATTTTATAAGTTATTCCAGACCAATAAGATTCTGGACTTTTAACGGGTTGTAAAACGGCTGTTGTAATAAAACTATTATCAATATTACCGAAATCAAAACCATTAACCCACCATATTGTTTTTGTTGTATATCCAGAATAATAGGCAACCCAAATAAATTCACCAGTATTTAATGTATTATACGGTACCGATATTGTACCAGATGCTGACGATAAAACTTTATTTGCTGTACCAGCAGATATAGTATCCGCAATATCCTGAGCCGTTGGTAATGTATTTGATTTACCCCAGAAATATGGGTACATACCAGTTACAGTATATATTGTTGATTGAAAATTGCTACTAGCCGCTTGTGGTGCGTTAACAGAACGCACAGCTGGTGTTCTTGTATCAACAAACCCTTTATTATTATTTTTAGATGACCCAGAGGCATAATTACCGTCACCATTATAAGTTGTTGTTGATAAATTACCCGTAACAGGTGCTGGTATAACATATGTTTCAGAATATGATGGTGTAATTGTATATCTAAAATTAGGGTTATTAGGATTTGGATAGGTAAATTGGTTTGGAACATTTGGCTCTGAAGATACCGTAAACGTAGTATCGGTAAATAATGAAGAACCATTTCTAAACACCCTTAATTGTGAAAAAGCACCTGCGTCATTTTTAATACCATATACGCTAATAGTTCTTGAATATGTTGAACCAATCTCCACAGTTTGTGTTGATGGTCCTGTCATTGTAATTGTTGGAATTGTATATGTTGGATTAGCAACAGGAAACAATATATCGTCAAACAACTGAACTAATGTTTTACCAGTTAATGAGGAAACAGCAGTACCTTGAGGTAACCCACCAATAGCCGCATCCATTGTCAATGTTCCGTCTAAGCTAGTATTATAAAGTGAATATAATGAATTACCATTTCTACCTAACCCAGTATTTGCTGATATCGTAATTCCAACATTTGTAAGGTTTGAACCATCACCATAATATGTTGTTGCACTAACAGTATTCGCAGTTATTGTATCTATATTAGCGGTTGTTGCTGAAATCAGTCCAGAACTAATAGATACAGCATTTAATGTATTAAATGTAGCAGCACTATTAACAGTTAAACTACCACTAATAGTTAAACCAGTCATACTATTTATCGTCTGTGCAAACGTTGCACCGCTAGAATCAAAAATACTAAATGTATTATTTTTATATGTAAAACCAGTAACACGTATATCTGTATACCCGCTTGTAAACCCACTAACATTAAATGTACCACCACTATTATTGGTAAACGTAACAACACCATTATTTTTATTATAGGTACCACCAGTTACGGTCATATCTGTAGCTAATATTGACAATGACTCTGTTGTTGACCAATTATCATTTCTACTTATCGTTAAATCGTAATTAGCAACATTAAATGTAAGTCCAGTTACATAAACATCATCAGATGGTTTAAAAAAACCAGTAACATCAAATGTGCCGCCAGTTAAATTAGTAAAAGTAATAATACCTGTGGTATCATCATATGTGCCACCAGATATTACGGTATCAACATTCAAACCGTTGGTTATAAAATCAGCTAAAGTATTTAATGTGACTTTTTTTGTTGCATTACCATTAACAATCGGCATAATATCATTATTGGTTAATGATGTGGCAAATGCTAATTGACTAATTTTTTTATTTTCGTTTTGTGCTGGCATCTTTTTTAATTTATTCTTGTTCTATGGCAAAATAATCTTCTTGTAAAATCCAGAAATAATTCTGTAAAAGAATCAAGTTTGTGTCTAATGGATAGTACCTAGATACTTCGTTTATATAAATATTCTGTATATCTGTAAAATATAAATCACAGATATTAAATTTAAATTGGGAAACAGCCCCAATAAACGTTCCAGCAAAATTTTCTTGTATTGGTAAACCTAAATCATTTTGGTCTCTACCATCAAATGTTTGTGTTTCAATTAACCCCTGCGAACCGCCACCTAAACTAATGTTAAATGGTACGCCAACTTGCTTTTCCATATGTTCCTCAAGCCTTCTTGCAATAAATTCACTAAAATTATTTACCGTAAATTTAAGTCGACCATTAATATAAAACATCAATCTACCAGTTCTTGGTTTTTTATATTTAAAATCACAATCATTATAGTATTCATTCATTGTATATCGAATAACAATATTTGTCCATGCATCGTCTTGAATCATTCCACTTGAAGAATATCCTTCTTGTATTGTTATTCCACTAACATAAGTTGTTCCAGAACATTGGCCAGTTACACTTAAAAGCCTGTATCCAATACTACCATCATCTTTAATTCTAAACCCTAATGCGTTATCTAGGATATCCAATTTGTAATCTAAATTATCAAATTCTATTGATTCACTAAACCCAGAAAAACTACAAACAGTTTGATTACCAAATCCACTAGGATTAGAAGAGCCACATGAATGACATCTTGTTGAACCACTACCAGCCCTACCATATATTAAAAATGGATTTTCAGTGTTAGTTATTACTGTTTTTGGCGTTGTAATAACTAATGACCCACCAGAATAAGTACAAACAGTTTTGCTACCTAGTCCGCTATGATTTACAGCACCGCACGAATGACATCTACTTGGACGCATTCCAGCTCTACCATAGATTAAAAATGGATTTGTAATATATTCGGTATTTACACTATCTGGATATAAAGATATCAACTCACCACTCGCACCAGTAATAAAAATTTCTGGTTCTTTAGGTATTGTACACCAATCACTTAGGGTATCTGTACAACCAGTTGGGACAGTACAACCACTGGTACAACCAGTATCGGCACCCTCAAACAAATTCCAAAATTTATTTTCTGCACGCGTACCCATATAAAAGAAAAATCCTTTATTATTTGGATATGTGTCATTTAATATTGTATCTGTATAACCAGAACACTGATTTTCTTGTTTTTTTAACCAAAATTGCGCAACCCAAGCTTTATTTACTCTATTCGGTAAAACATCATATGTTGAACCATCTATCTTATAATATCCCTGATAAAAACCACCGCACATTTGAGCATAGTTGCCACTATCGTCATTTAATATATCAATTGGGTATATATAATCACCTGTTGTACCTGTAACTCTACTAAGATGCAATCTGCTATCACCAGACGGGATAATCAGGGTTGTGCCTGTCAATGCGGATAAAAGGGCTTGATTTGTTGGGTCTGATGGATTCTTTTCAAAGGTCACCAATCCGTTATCAATACCTGTAAGACCAATTGTACTAAAAGTATATCCAGTATTTGTTGCTCCAGTCCAATAATATAGACTTGAAATTGTATTTGCAGATGTTGAGCCTGAAGAATATATTGCTGGTTCATTAAAATCAAACCAAACAACAGCACATTCACCAGTTATGGGAATATTGGGTATCAACGATTGATTATCATCGTCATTTGCTAGATAAAAATCCCAATAATCGCTATTAGATAATCTTAAATCTAGTTTTTTATATTTATAGTTTTTTATATTTCCCATTATAATATATAAATATCAATTTTTTATTTAGCGTTTAATTCTTTTATTTTTATTTCCAAGTCATTAATTTTAATCAGTGCTTCTTGAAGAGACTTTACTGTTAATGCTAAAATACCATCATAATCTAAACCATAAACACCATCCTTTTTTTCACCATCACCCAAAACCAAATCTGGCGTGGTTTCTAAAACGTCTTGTGCTATAAATCCATGTCTTTTAATACCAACATATTTGTTAAATTCAAATTTTGCTGGTTTTAATTTTAAAATAATTGATGAGCTATCACCTGAAATGTATTCAATATTATTTTTTAATCTTTTGTCTGAGGTTCCACCACCTGGTGTACTTAATACGCCAGCATCCGTTAATGAAAAAATAAGACTTTTATACCCATCATCAATGATTTCTATATCACCAGCAAGATTAAGTCTAAATGTTTTTGACGCCTTTGCCGCACCAAGTGCCGTGTTTTTAACACTTATAAAATCAACATAATCTGTACCACCAATTGTATTGCTACCGCTGATATCAATAAATGCGTTTTCAGGACTACCATTAGTTATTACACTACCTTTACCTGATAATATAGTACTAGTAATACCACTAAAACTACCACTAACAATGTTATTTATATTAGCATCACCTTTTACAATTAATTTAGCACCGTCCCATGTTAAACTTTCACTAGTCGCTGTTTTTTCAGGATTAAGCTGATAGAGTATTCTATTGTCCGTACCACTTTCAGTTGCTATATTAGCTGCTAACTTAGCAATTCCGTCTAAAGAACCTATCACTGTTGTGGCACTTATTGTATTTGCTGTTAAACCACCAGTAAATATTGTTCGACCACTTACAGTACCACCACTTAGTGGTAGATATGCACCTGATGCAGATGAACTACCTGTATACGCAGACAGGCTTATTGTAAATGCCGAGTATTGGTCAACCCTATTTTGTCTTAACGTTATGGTATTTGATGACAACGTAAAACCTGTTACAAAAGTATCAGCTGTTACTGGTAAGTTAAGATATGTTGTTGCAGATATACTTGCAGCCGTTAATCCACTAACTATTCTTGTATCACCACTAACATCTAGTGTGAATTGAGGTGAGGTAGTTAATATACCCAACCTACCACCACTAGTATTGGTAAACCTAGCTATTGCCGTAGTATGACCCCATATATCCACAAAATTTTGATTACCACCACCAATTCTTAAAGTACTACTATCGATTGCTTTAAGAACAACCATTTGCGCATAATCTGTTGGCCTTAAAAATGATAAACCCCCAGAATCAGAATTAATTGTTAATCCATCAGGTATTGTACCACCACTATATGAACCAACAACTGGTGTTGCCCCGATTAATACTCTACCACCAGAACTATTTGCTAGTTTAGTTGTTCCAGAAGAAGTAAATAAGCTACTAACAGTTAATCCACTCATACTGTTAATAGTTGCTGAGAATGTAACACCACTCTCAACTATTGAAAATGTATTATTTGTTGGCGTATAACTAAAAGAAGTTATCGTACCACCACCACCACTAGTACTTCCAGAACTAGATACATTACTCCAAAGATTACTACTATTTTTATTAATATATATTGTACCAGTACTTTTATCTGTAAACAAAGTTCCTATTGGCGCTAAATGCGTCGGTACACCAAGTCCACTTTGTATTGAACCTGAATTTAAACCATCCTCTCTTATTTCTATTGCCATTATATATTAAAATGATTCTAAATTTATTCTTTTCCAACCATTTTCTGTTTTTAAATACAGATAATTCTCATCTCTTGTAAGGTTACCTAAATCACCCGATAAATCTTGTGATGATATTGGTGTAAATGCTGGGATGATTAAACCGTTTGGTTTTAAATTTGTATTTGTTGTCCAATCACCGTTTTCATCTGTTTCTAAAAATGCGTTTTGGTTATCAGCAATTGCATGTAAAACAATAATACCACCACCTATTGATGTTTGATGATTACCATTATAGTTTAATTCAATATTATTATCTTCAGCAACAACGGTTTGTGTGTTTAAACTTTCTCTATTTACATTTATTGTAACATCACCATTTACCAATTCTTTTATTGCCTCTACCAATAATGCTGTAACATCTTTATAATGAACACTCATGTATTTACCGTCGTGATGTGTTAACTCTGGAACAACTTCATTTACCTCCTGTGCAATAAAACCTATTTTTGTTGCATCTCCTCCGCTATCTCTATCCCTCCAATTAAATGTTACACCTCTAAGGTTTAAAACTTTATTTAATGCATTATCAATATTGTTAATATTTTCTTTTAGACTGATATCAGATGCATTATTCACCAAGAACCCGTTAGCATCAATACCTACGTCAATCGTGCCTGGGCCTGAACCAAGACTGGTTATTATCATTCTTTCAGTTCTGGTGATGCCAGAGACATCAACCCAAATTGTCCTACCAGTATAATCTAATGTACCAGCACTTAAATAAGTTAAAAGCGATGTTGTTACGGTACCAGTAAAAACACCAGCCGATGGGCTAACGCAAATTTGCGGGGTGATATCAAAACTAACACCTGAATAGTTTAAATAATATCTATTTCCATCGGTAGTACCAGTTGTATTACCTGTATATACTTGACCAGTATTTTGTGTTAAACCACTATTTGTACTTGTTATTGCCGATATACGTGATTTAGCAATATTCATTTTTGTATCGTACCAAGTAAAAACTGTAACACCAGTATTACCTGAAAAAGTGCTAAGAACACCAGATACAGTTGAAGTAGCGGCCGTTGTTGTTAAATCTGGGCCTGTAGTTAAAGAACTAAAAGTAACACCAAATGCAGTTCCGCCAGATAAAACACTAAATGTTTCTGGCTGTTGTTTTACCTGTCTTGTTGAAAAATCTAATTTTGTTGTAAATTCCATTTTTATTGGTTTTATAATAAATATTCTACGTTTCTAATATATTTATTATAAAAGAATTATTTATGCCTATTATTAAAAAACATGAATTAGAAGAACTTGTTGGCGGCGATGGCGAGGTTATTGGTGGTGATAGAAATGTTACTAGCAATTCAGAAATTGAAACAGGTCCAGTACAAAAACCATGGAACGACAATTCCGATTACGAAAAAGGGATGTCAACGACTACCGATAGAGCTACAAGATATAGACAAAATATCCCATGGTTTGCCGTTTATAGCTATCGCAGCTCAAGTGGTCGTGGATTACCAATAAACAAAACAAATAAAAAAGTCAAAAAAAAGAGTCAAATAGAAGAAGAAATCATGGAAGATTTAGTTAAAAAGTCAAAAAAAGACCATGATATGATAGAAAAAAACTTTGACGCTAAAGTTGAAAAAATGGTTGATACAATAGAAGATATTGATTTAAGCAAAGAACAATTAAATAAAATAAAAACTGCAATCATCAATAAAATAAAAAATAAAGATGCCTAATTCAGATTTAAAAGATAAAATATATAATGTACCTGCCCAACATCAAAATTTTTTGGGGCAGACAATATCATATCATAATCTTAAAATGACAAAAACTAGGCTAAACCAAGCAAAGAAAGATAAAAACCAACAAGAATTTAATAGAAAGGGTGGTGAAAACGTATTACAGTGGGTAAACAATACATTAAAAACTGACCGAGACGCTATTTATAATAAGAAAAAAACTGGTATGGATGCTGGAAGAGAAAACGAATTTATAAAAGACCACGAAAAAGATAAAAGCGCTAATGCAACAAAAGTTGGTGGTGTACCAAAAATAACAAAAGGTAGCGTGTTTAGAAAAATAATGACTAACAAAGAAGTTTATAACGAGTCCATTAATAAAGAAATTAATGAAATCTTATATTTAATGGAGTATATGAATAACAACAAAAAAAATATATAATTTATGCCAAGCAATTACATTCCAAGGCCCGTTCCTGGACAAAATGTCGGAGGTCAATCTGATATGGAATACGCAGCTATTCTTCAAAGAAATACCTTGATTCCTATTAATACTTATAATAGTTATGCTTCCGCAAACCAATACGGTCTTACACACACTAGAGCTATAACTGATAACCAAACACCAAACGCTGGTAGAGGTACTGGCGTTTTTTTAGATATCAATAATTATGGTGCTGGTTTAGATTGGGACAAATTAGGTAACCCACAACCAGGAAGTATCGTAGGTGCTGGTGCTGGCAGATTGCCGTCATTAACATACAATAACGCAACTTGGGGTATGGGACCAGTCGCAATAGGGATGACAAACTATGCACCACCAAATACGGCACTAAACATTGGTCAAGTAATAATATAATATGAAACTTTACAATTTATTTAAAGAGATTATATTAGAAGAAAAAAGGTTATTAGCTGAAAATGTTAGTGACCAAGAAATAAATGATGCGATTAAAGGAAAATACAACATAAATATACTTTATGATGATTATCCAGATGTTACACCATCAGTTGCTCCTAGTAAAAGATATATACAAGTATATAATTTTGCGGAAACAAAAGCTGGTAACAAAGCAATAAGAGCATTTCAAATTTTTGGTGGTTCAAAGACAACACCAAAACAGGGTGCGTGGAAAATATTTAGACTAGACAGAATACGTGGTTGGTTTCCAACAAAAATGAAATTTTATAACCCAGTTTCTGATTTAGACGCAAATATTCCTACGTACAATAAAAATGGTGACAGAACAATGTCACGTGTTATAAATAAAGTAGATTTTAATAAATAATTTTTATGGATGCACCACAACCAGTAGATTTAAATAAATTAAAAAACATTCTTGGAAATGCCAAGGCTGTAATGAATAAGGTTGAAAACAATAGTTTTAAAACGGGGAATATTAATGGGCGAGCGTTAACAGAAGAAGGCGTAGCTGAATTACAGTCAGAAGGGGTTAGACCAGTGTCTACATCGCCGATGACATATAATGAGGAAATGATTAAGAATTCTAAGTTGCCAGCAGCAATTAAAAAGGCAATGCTAGAAAACCCAATCCCACAATTATCTGGACCAAGCCATACGTTTAATATAAACGACGTATCTGACTTGATTGACGAAAAACCAATGCCATATCCTAAAGCACCTAAAACAAAAGTTGTCAACGAAACATATAGCAATAATAAGTCAGATACAATTACTATAAGCAAATCTGATTTAAAAGAGATGGTTAATGATTTGGTTAATGAAAAATTATTAGAGTTTTTTGTTAAAAACCACAATAAATCAGTTACTGAAGACGCTGTTAAAAGAACAATCACGACCCTGATAAAAGAGGGTAAAATACAACAAAAGAAAAGGACTTTATAATAATAAAAAAAAATATTTTATTAAAGGGGATTAATTTCTCCTTTTTTTATTGACTAATATTACATATTCATTATTATTAACTCATAATTACATTTAAAAAATTAATATGAGTAAAATTAAAGTTTTAGTAGTACCCTCTGACCGTACTGGTGTCGGATACTTTAGAAGCACAAAACCACACATTGCATTAGAAGAAAAATACCCCGACGAATTTCATGTCGATATCGAGTATGAACCAGAGTTAAACAACGACGAATGGTTAAAACAATACGATGTTATACATTATCATAGAACCCTAGGTGCTTACGAACAACAAGAGGCTCTATTAAATAAATTGGATAATTTAGGTATTGCAACAATAATGGATTTAGACGATTATTGGTCACCTGGCCAACATCACCCAGCTTTTTTATTAATTAAAAATAGCGGTTTAGATAAAATGATTCTAAATAATATTAGAATTGCTAAAAATGTAACAACAACGACAAGTATATTTGCTGAAGAAATTGCAAAATATAATAAAAACGTTTATGTTTTACCAAACGCAATTGACCCGAATGAAAAACAATATACCCCAACACCAGAAAAAAGCGATAGATTAAGAATTGGATGGCTTGGCGGTAGTAGTCATTTGAAAGATTTAGAAATATTAAAAGGAGTTGTTGGTAGATTACACAATGACGGATTGTTAGATAAAGTTCAATTTGTTTTGTGTGGTTATGATTTAAGAGGAACAATGACTATCATTGATGAGCAAACTGGTCAACAAACACAAAGACCAATTAAACCAACAGAAAGTGTTTGGTATCATTACGAAAGAATTTTTACAGAAGATTATACAACGGTCAGCCCAGAATATAAAGAATTTTTATTAAAATTCAAAAATGAAGAATATCCTAATGTTGCAAACGAACCATATCGAAGAGTTTGGACAAAACCAATTAGTAGCTACGCCTCAAATTATAATTTATTTGATATATCGTTAGCGCCAATCGAAGAAAATATTTTTAATAAGGTTAAAAGCCAACTTAAAGTTATTGAAGCTGGGTTTCATAAAAAAGCCCTAATTGCACAAGATTTTGGACCGTATCAGATAGACGTTAAAAATGCCTACCAATTTGGTGGCGGATGGGATGTAAATGGTAACGGTATATTAATTGAAACAAATAAAAATCATAAAGATTGGTATAAGTTTATTAAAAAATTAATACTAGAACCAGAATTAGTTCAACAATTAAGCGAAAATCTACACAATACGGTTAAAAATTTATATTCTGTTGAGGCGGTTAGCGATAGTAGACGTGATTTATATAAAAAATTAAAATCACAAATGGATGAAAAACAATCAGCTAAAAAAATGGTTTTAAATTAGACTTTTTAATTTGTTTTTGGTATATTTGTAAAAAATATGAATATGATTAAACAAGAACAAATCGTAAAAAACACTAAAAAGTATTTCCAAACAGCTCAAGAACAAGGGTTTATGACTGAAGAGTTAATGGCTTTTTTAGGTGAAAATTTTATAAAAGCTCCAGCATCAACGATGTCTGATTTACATAATGCGTTTGAAGGTGGTCTAATTGACCATCTTTTGCGCGTTACAAAGTACGCGGTTTCAATCAATGAAACAATCTTACCAGAAAATCTAAAACTACAGAAGAAAGACATTATTAAAGTTTGCTTTTTACATCAAATAGGTAAAGCACATCTATACACCCCATGTACTTCTGAGTGGCATATTAAAAATCAAGGAAAAATGTATGACTTTAATGACAGCCTAACTTCAATGCGTGTTGGTGAGCGTTCAGCTCATTACGCATTAAATAATGGAGTTACACTCACCGAAGAAGAATATCAAGCAATTATAAATTTTGATAAAGATGATAGCGATAAACAAGCAAAATATCATAATTCTTTATTGGGTGATTTATTAAAGATGGCTAATCAATTGGCGATAACAGAAGAAAAAAACCAAAAAAATTAATATGGATATAGCAGAAAAAATGAGAAAAAAAATTTTTGATATAATCGACCCAAACGTAGATTATACACAAGAAGATTTTGAAAAAGAATTTAGTCGCATTGACTATACTAACACTACTGATTATAAATTAAGTATTCGTTTTGTAAACGAATCAACAAACCCAAACCCAGAATATGCGACCGAAGGTTCATCTGGTTTTGATTTAAGAGCAAAATTGAACGAAAGCATATCTATAAAAAGTGGTGAATATAAACTAATTAATACGGGGTTATTTTTTGATATACCAACTAATATGGAAATGACTATTAGGTCACGTAGTGGTTTAGCACATAAACACGGTGTTTGTGTTCTAAACGGCGTTGGAACAATAGATAGCGATTACACTGGTGAAATAGGTGTTTTATTAATTAATCACGGAAAAGAAGATTTTATTGTTAATAATGGGGATAGAATTGCACAAGCCGTTTTGTCTAGTGTTTTTGCTAAAGGCTTAGTTAATATTACCGAATGTAATGAAATTATTAAAAAAACAAATAGAGGTAATAATGGTTATGGTTCTACTGGGTCTAAATAAGTATATTTGTTAAAATAAATTATAAAAAATAAAATGAAATTAGATTTTAACGATTTGTTAATTGTACCAAAAGAAATAACAAATATAAATAGTCGAACTGAAATCAATCCGTACATTTTTGGGATGCTACCATTAATTACCGCACCTATGGACACTGTTGTATCCAAAGAAAATGCTGGGTTATATATTATTAATAATATAAATGTATGCCTACCTAGAAACGTAGACTGTGATTTAGGGTTTAAAGCATATTCGATATCTCAGATGAATGATTTGTTAAATTCTAATAGGGGTACTTTAGAAAATGGGTATTATTTAATTGATGTTGCTAATGGGCATATGGACTCGGTAATAAACATCACAAAAAAAATAAAACAAAAAAACAAGAAAGTTAAATTAATGGTTGGTAATATCGCCAACCCAGAAACATATCGATTACTATCTGAAGCAGGTGCCGACTATATTAGAGTTGGTATTGGAAATGGCGGTGGCTGCCTAACAACGCAAAATACAGGTGTTGGATATCCAATGGCATCATTGATTAAAGAATGTTATGACATATCTGCTACATTATACAAACCCGCATATATAGTTGCCGATGGTGGAATGCAAACATACAGTGACATAATTAAAGCTCTTGCATTAGGTGCTGATTATGTTATGCTTGGTAGCGTTTTAAATAAATCACTTGAATCTGCTGGTGATAATTACCTTTGGAAAAAAATAAAAGTATCACAAACAATGGCTGAGAAAGCGTATAAACTAGGTATACCTGTTTATAAAATGTTTAGAGGCATGAGTACCAAAGAAGTTCAAAAAAAATGGGGTGCCAAAGTCATTAAAACTTCTGAGGGTGTTGTAAGATATCGAAGGGTAGAATACACGCTATCCCAATGGTCCGAAAACTTTGAACATTACTTACGTTCAGCGATGAGCTATACAGGTTCACATAAACTAAGCGAATTTATCGGTAAAGCAAACTTAATACAAATAACAAATAACGCATATAAAAGATTTAACAAATGATAACAGTAGTATATTGTACTAGAAACTCAAACCCTAAACACACAGAACATATTATTAAAATGTCTGGTTTAGGTAAACACATTGAAGTGATTGAAATTATAAATAATGGAGAATCATTAACAAAATGTTATAACCGTGGATTAAAAGCTGCGAAAAACAATATTGTTGTGTTTATGCACGACGATGTAATAATTGAAACTTCTGCTTGGGGTAGCAAAGTTATCAAACATTTTGAAAGCAACCCAGAATTTGGAATACTTGGTGTTGCTGGAACAACAGATATGCCATTAAGTGGCAGATGGTGGGACGACAGAACAAAAATGGTCGGTATTGTTAACCACGAAAATGAAGGTAAAAAATGGGAGTCAAAATATTCTAAAAATTGGGCTAATGATATCGTAGAGGTACTTTCGGTTGATGGATTATTTTTTGCGGTTCACAAAAATAGAATTAAAAATAATTTTGACGAGAATGTAGAAGGATTTCACTTTTATGAAATTGATTTTGTATTTTCTAATTATTTAGCAGGTGTTAAAGTTGGTGTTCTTTTTAATGTACGATTAACTCACAAATCAATTGGTATGACAAATGAACAGTGGGAAGAAAATAGACTTAACTTTGTTAAAAAGTTTAATGACGACTTACCAGAAAAATTAGTCCCTGAAATGTATCAACCAAAAGAATCTGGTAATAAAAACACCAAGGTTAATATTAAAGTTGTGATACAATCACATGGAGATGTTACCGTTTTCGAAACAATATACAATAAGATTAAATCATTTAACCACCCTAACTTAACAATTTCACTAATAACAAATGAAAATTCATACGATAAGTTTAAAGATTTAAATTATGAAGGGGTTAAAATCTATGAAGGGTTTTACGATACACTACCAAAAAATTTATCAATATTAAAATTTGAAGATGATTTTGTTACCAATAATGACGATTTAATCTTTTTTATGAATGACAAAATTGAAATCGTGAATAATATATTTTTAAGTTTTTCTAAAATATATACAATAAATAAAAATACTTTTGGTTGTGGATTCCCATTATCGTACAATGATAATAAAACAGTATTTAGTTCTAGTTTAGAAATCTTTGCAAATAAAGAAGGCAAGGTCGCAATCAATATGAGAGATAGTAATACGTATTATAATGTTTATTATGGTACCATTTTAAATAGTTTTGGAAATCTTGCTGATTGTTTTGTAACAACATATACCAACTTAAAATCATTAGATTGGTTTAAATTAAACTATGAAACACCTCTTTACTTTAATGAATTTTCGCTTAGGTTATCGTTGAAAAATAAATTAACATATAATGATACTAATTCATTAACGGTTCAGAAATCTTTCATGGGTGAATCAAATATCCAACAAGATTTTCAAAACCTTATCAATTTTATTAGTACTGATGAAAAATTAAAAACACTAGTTAAAAACATTGAATGATAAAGATAATTTCTGGGTATACAAATAAAGGTGGGTCAACCGTTGCATTTATTAACTTAACAAATGCTCTAAATAATGCTGGTTACGATTGTACATTTTATGGTCCACACGAATGGCACTTAGACAAGTGTAAATCTGGATTATTAAGTCAGTTGTCTTTTGATAAAGAAGATAGAGTTATATCACATTATTTAAATTTAGAACAAAGACCAGACGTAAAAAAAATTGTTTTATCGTGCCATGAAAAATGGTGGTTTAGTTTTAGTAAAACTAATAAATACTTTGATACTGCGGTGTTTTTACATGAGGCACACCGAGATTTTCATTCAGATTATTACGGGGATTATGTTATAATACCAAATCTAAAAGAAAATTTAATACCAAAAGAAAAATTAGAATTAGATTTAGTTGCGGGTATAATTGGTTCTATCGAAGATAGAAAACAAACACATGTTTCTATACAAAGAGCTATGAAAGATAAATGTAAAAAAATATATCTATTTGGTTCAATAAACGAAGAAGAATATTTCAACAACTACGTTAAACCGCTTTTAACCCCAAAAATAGAAATGCTTGGCCATTCAACAAATAAACAAGAAATGTATGATACGATTGGAAGAGTATACCATTCATCAAAAGGCGAAGTGGCTTGTTTAGTTAAAGACGAATGCTATCTTACAAATACAAAATTTTTTGGTAACGAAGAAACTAATAACGAAGTTTCAACATTGACAAATGACGAGATAATAAATTTATGGAAAAAAGTTTTAGATATATGAAAAAAAATTTAATAATATCACCAGTTGGTGATGAATCCTTGCATAAAAATTGGTTATCGGAAAATAAAAATTTTGATTTAGTGTTAATTTATTATGGTAAATCAGATGATAAATTTTACGAGTATAAAAATGATTGCAATTTAATTGTAAGAGATACTGGTGAAAAAGGTTCAATGTATGTTAAATTCATTTCCGAACACTTAGATTTAATTAAAAATTATGAAAATATTTGGTTACCAGATGACGACCTAGACATATCAACCGAAGAAATTAACTTGTTATTTGAAACACACCAAAAATATTCTTTGTGGTTATCTCAACCGTCTGTTAAAGGTCATGTGTCATATGATATTGAAAGAAAACAAGAAGGGACAATACTAAGATTTACAACATTTGTTGAAGTTTTATGTCCGATGATGTCATACAACACACTTTTAAAGTTGTATGAAACATATGGTTATAATAAATCATCTTGGGGTTTAGATTATTTATGGCCTAAACTTCTAGGGTACCCTTCAAATAAAATAGCGATAATTGATTTAGTTACAGTCAATCATACAAAACCTGTTGGCGGAACTTATGATAGATTTGAAAGACATCCAATGGAGGAGTTAAAAGAATTATTTGCTAAATATCAATTAAGTTTTTATCAAAATACTTTTTCGTCAATAAAAATTAAATAACTATGAATATACACGCACACATACTTTCTTGGAATGAAGAAAAAATATTACCATATACGTTAGACCACTATTCTAATATATGTAGTAAAATTTTTATACACGATAATATGTCAACAGACGGTTCAGATGAAATATATAAAAAATACCCAAAGGTTACCGTATTAAAATGGGATAGCGGAAATGAAATCAATGAACTTAATTATACAAAAATAAAATCAGAGTCGTACAAACAATATAGCAGGGGTGAAGATGTTGATTGGGTCATTGTGTGTGATTGTGATGAATTTTTATACCATGAAAATTTAATAGAAAAATTAAAAGAATATAAATCTATTGGTGTAACAGTCCCAAGAATAGATGGACACGACATGGTTTCAGAAACTTTTCCAGAGTACGATGGAACCCCATTAACAGAAAAAGTTAAAATCGGTTCAGATACTTATGGGCCAATGTGTAAAAACATTATCTTTAACCCTAAACTTGATGTACAATACGGTATTGGTGGTCACAGCTTTGGGTCAAACGGTACAGTATATTCTGATTATGCGGATTTAAAGCTATTACACTATAAATTTTTGGGTAAAGATTACGTTAAAAGGGCTTACGTTGCTAGAGCTAAAAGATTATCAAACTTTAATAAACAACATAAATTTGGAGAACATTATTTTAATTTACCTTTTGAATATATGGATAACATGTTATCAGAAAAAAGACAAATTATATGAGAAAAATATTAATTTCTGATTTTACGACTAAAGAAGCACCACACGGTGGTTCAGAATGGGTTAATGAAGTCTTAATTAAAAAATTTAATTTAGATTTTGAATATTCGTCACAGTTACAATCATGGGATACGGAAAACTTTTATATAATTTCAAACATTTCATTAATGAACCCAACGTTAGTTAGAGAAATACCAAAGTTAAATTATATAATTATTGAAAACGATTATAAAATATGCGAGAGTAGACACCCGTGGCGATATCCAAATTCAATCGTCCCAAAAAACCAAAGAATAAACTACGATATTTACAAAAATGCTAAAGCAGTATTTGTTCAAACGACAGACCATTTTAATGTATATAAGGCAAATGAGGTTGAGGGTAATTTTATAAATTTAAATTGCTCAATATGGTCTGATGAAGATTTAGAAATGTTAAATAATTTTTTAATGAACAAACCAACAAAAAATGGCAAGACCGCTGTTTATTATACTAACAATTGGATAAAAAATAGTGAAGGTGCTATTAATTATTGTAATGATAATGGCTTAACACCTGAACTTATTGAAAATAATCCAAACAGACGAGATTTTTTAGATAAATTATCTAATTGTTCACAATTAGTTTTTTTACCAATTGCTAGAGAAACTTTTTGTCGTTTAGTTGTTGAGGCTAGATGCATGGGGTTAGAAGTAATAACAACTAAAAATTATGGGGCTTCTTTAGAGAATTGGTTTGATATGAAAGGTGCTGACATGTTAAAATTTTTAAAGTTTAAAACCGATAAGAATTTAAAAATAATAGAAAACTATATAAATAATTAAAATGTTTTTAAAAAAATGGGTTAAGAAAAATATAGCTGCGCTATCAATTGCGTTTTCAAATGTTGAAAAAAATGTTTTTGGTCAAAAAGGTGATGACATGACATTAGATACGGAAAAACAACAAAGACATACGCAAGGCATGTTAGCCGATTCTTTATTAAATGGTAAAATTACCGAAGAAGTTAAAAGATTAAGGTGGAGAACATATAAGGTGTTAAAAGCTGCTTATGGCAATACAGTAATTCTTGAAGGTTATGACGAAAATGATAATCCAATATATAAGTTAACTAATAAAAATGATAAAACGCTTTTAAAAAAAATAAACATTGATACTTTTGATGATTTTGATTTAGAAATGGTTTTTGAAAATAAAGCTATTGAGAATGGCGTTAATGATATTATTAGTGTATTAGACGACGAAAATAGTATTAATTTAATCGAGTATTTAATTAAAAATAAAGTCGAAAAACCCTTACTTATAGACAGGAAAGACTACCCAAGGTTTTACATTGAAAATTATACAAAAAAAATAAATATTCGTCGAATAACTGATGATGAAAAAATGATAGAGTTTTATATTGGTAAATATCCTGACGAGTACAATAAAAATAGTGGTATTTTTTTAAACCAAATTAAAAAATTAATTAATTCAGAATTAAAAAATATTAAATTTTTAGAATTTGAGGAAGTTTCATTTATAACAAACAACACACTCGGAGCTCAAGATTTTTTACTTTTTAGTTACGGTGAAATTAAATTTGAGAAAATAATTGAATTTGATGGTAACTATGTAATTAAATTTAAATCCAAGATAATAAAAAACGGGGAAGATATATTAATCAATTATATCGATTCAGAATTAGAAAAAAAATATAATAACAAAGAAAAAAAATAATTTTTTATGATTACAGCGATATTAAACGGGTACAAAAGACCACAATTTTTAAAAGAACAAATTGATGCGATTAAAAATCAAACAATACCACCTGAAGAAATAATGTTATGGCAAAATCACACCGAAGGGTTTGATACTGAATTAACTAGCCAAATAACAACGGCGTCTTGTAATAAAAACATGGGTGTGTGGGCTAGATTTGCATTTGCATTAAATGCTAAAACAGAGTATATTTGTATATTTGATGATGATACAATACCAGGGTCCATGTGGTTTGAGAACTGTATCAGTACAATGAAAACACATGAAGGTTTACTTGGAACCGTTGGATTAATTTACGATACCCCTAATTCATACCGCCCAAATACTAGGTATGGTTGGACAGAAATAAATAACACCAAAACAGTTCAGGTTGATATTGTTGGTCATGCGTGGTTTTTTAAACGTGAATGGTTATCAGCATTTTGGAGAGAATTACCACCACCAGATTTAACAACTGTGGGTGAAGATATGCATTTTTCGTTCATGCTTCAAAAATATTTAGGTTTAAATACATATGTTCCACCACATCCAGAACATTTTAAAGAAATGTGGGGCAGTTTAAAAGGTTGGGAAATGGGTACTGAAAAAAATGCGCTTTCATTTAATGAAAGTAACATTGTATTAATGGACAAATATCATAAAGACTTAATAAATAAAGGTTTTAAACTTGTGAACAATAAATAGTAATTATAAATAAAAAAGTTACTAAACTATTGACATTGTAACATAAAATCTTTATTTTTATAAAAATTATATAAATGAAAACATTTAAGGGTCATCTTAATTTATTCAAAGAAAAACTTTTAAAAAACGAACCCTTTTCTTTTGCTAGATTTTCAGATGGTGAATTATTTATTCTAAAAAATTTAGAACTTAGACTTGCTGATAATTATTTTCAACTTGGTGCAAATTTAACGCACAACCTTGTTTATCATCCAGAAGACCACAAACACTGGATTCCAGGTGAACATGAATTTTACAGACAAAAATTAATGGATGCATTTGTAGATAAACAACATAATTATTTTGTTGGTTTAAGCTGCAGATGCTGCGTAGGACAGGCCGATTTTGATTTACAATTAAATTGGAGAGGTGGTGACGATGAATTTTTAACTTGGTCTAATTTGTTTGTTAATTCAAACTACCCCCAATTTATTAGTGAAATTGTACCTATTTTTAATAACTATAAAGTTGTTTATATCGTAAATGAAAACGCTGACATTACAAACCTACCATTTAAAGTTGAAAAAGATTTTAGAGTTGGGTACAATTGTATTATTAACAATTACGATATGATAGAAGAAATAAAAAAATGGATTAATGATAATAATATTGAAGGTTATTTGTTTTTATTTTCCGCATCGTCTCTAAGTAACATGATGATTCATCAATTATATTCAATGAATAATAAAAACACTTATTTAGACATTGGAACTACATTAAATAAATTTATGGGTATGAAAGGTACTAGAGATTATCTTGAAAATGGGCCTACATTATATCAAAATTGTATATGGTAATAAAATTAGTTAATAACGAAGAAAAATATTATGATTATGTTCGTATTTTACGAACACATAAAGATAATATAAATGGATTTTTAGAGCGTGTTGAGATAACACCTGAACAGCAAAAAATATACATGGACAAATATAAAAATAATTATTACATTTGTTTAGATGAAAATAATAATCCAGTTGGGTGGATTGGTGAAGTTGATGACGATATAAGAGTATGTGTTGACCCAGAATATAAGGGTAATGGTATTGGTAAATTCATGTTAAATGAATTACGCAAAATAAAACCTAACGCACATGCAAAAGTATTATTAGATAATGAAACAAGTCATAAATTATTTATATCTTGTGGTTACACAGTATATAAAACCGATAATAAATTTAAATATTATAAACATGGAATATAATAAACCAAAACACAACCCATATAAAGTTGTAAAAATGTTTGAAGAAGAAGTTGCACAATATACTGGGGCAAAATATGCGGTATCTGTTGATAATTGTACAAATGCGTTGTTTCTTTCTTTACAATATATAAAACAAAAAAATTTTATACCAAATGCTACTGAAGTAACAATACCATCTAAAACATATTTGTCGGTACCACAATCAATAATTCATTCTGGTTTTATGCCTGTTTTTGATACAACTATTGAAACGAATTCTTGGAAAGGAATTTATCAATTAAAACCATACCCAATTTATGATGCGGCAAAAAGATTTACGTCAAATATGTATATACCTGAAACATTTATGTGTCTTTCTTTTCATATTAAAAAACATTTAAAAATTGGAAAGGGTGGTATGATACTAACTGATAATGAAGAAGCGGTCGATTGGTTTAAAACCGTGAGATATGAAGGTAGAAGTGAAAAACTATATCATGAAGACGATATTAAAATATTAGGGTGGAATATGTATATGACACCTCAACAAGCGGCACATGGATTAGCATTAATGCAAAATTATCCTGTGGTCTCACCTGACCTAGGTGAAAATAATGGTTATAGAGATTTAACTGAATTTACAGTTTTTAAAAATTATAAAAAAATATGAAAAATATAAATATAGTTGATATAGAAAATTGGAAAAATTTAATAATAAATGAAGCAAAATATAATATACCAAGCGAATGTATTGGTGGTGTTTGTATTGATGCTGGGTGTAACATTGGAGATTTTCCCATAAATAACGGTAAAAGATTTGATAAATATATTTGCTACGATGTTTTTAAAGAAAATATTAACGAATGTACAAAAAATACAAAGGATTTAGGTTTAAATATTGAAATACATAAACTTGCTGTTTGGTCAGAAAGCAATAAAAAAATTAGCGTTATGGCGTACCAACCAAGTGACACAAAGGATATTCAACATTTTGGAAATTCTGGAAATGTTGGTTGCGTTGAAGTGATTGGAAGTCATGGTGAAGGCTGGTTAAATGAAAACACTATTGATTTGGTAAACACAATATCCATAGAAGATGTAATTGATAAATACGGTACAATAAATCTATTAAAAATAGATGTCGAAGGTTCTGAATATGAATTTTTATTAAACAAAGATTTATCAAAAATAAATTACATTGTGGGTGAAATTCATTTTGATGATAATCAAAAAGAAAATTTAATAAAATGGATAGAAAATACACACATAAAACTCGATACTTTTGTTTTTAAAAATAAAAATTTAATATGACCATAGGAAAAGATGTTTTAATTGATGATTTAGTCCGATTTAAAAGGCCAGAATTAATTTCTATTGGTGACCATGTTGGGATTGATTTTGGTTTTTATTGTACAACAAAATTAACCATTGGTAATTATGTCCATATTTCACCGCATGTTACATGCATTGGTGGTAAAGATGGTGAATTTATTATTAAAGGTTTTAATAACATTATGGCAGGTGCTAGAATTATATGCAGTTCAGACAGATTTGATGATAGCGGATTGTTTGGCGCCATGATACCAAACAATCTAAAAGGTACACAAATAACCGAACCTGTGATAATGGAAGAATTTTCAAATATCGGAACAAATTCAATTGTTTTACCTGGTTCTATATTACGTAAAGGTGTTTTATTAACTGCTGGTAGCCTTTTAATGGGAGATACTGAAGAATGGGGTGTTTATAAGGGTAATCCAGCGATATTGGTAAAAAAAATTGATGGTAATAAAATTATAACAAACGCAAAAAAACTTGGATATATTTAAATGAAAAACGGGGTTATAACAAATGGATTAACACAAGATGGTTTTGGTGCTAGACTACAAAGAGCATTGAATGTAATGGCATTTACATACAATTTAAATGAAAATTTAAATTCTAATTTAGAATACGTTCACACACCCTTTTCTTATGAAGGTTTTGGTGAAGATTTTAGTATGGGGGAAAAAGATAGAGAAATTGGTGATAATAAAGAACCATACGATGAGATTACAAGAAAAGGGTATTTAAATAGAGCAACTCTTTGGGATAATTTTTTAGGTTACAAGGGTAAAAAAATAGCAGAATTAAATTTAGAAGATTATAAAATAATTGACGATTTCGACCTATATCTTTCAACCCTACTTAATGACATAAAAAATAAATCTACTAACGACAAAGTTTATTTATTAAAATATTTACAACAACAATTAAATAGTGGGTATATTGATTTTAATATTATTGATAAATACCGTGAAAAAATATTATCAAATTTTTCTTTAATTAGTGAAACTCCGTCAAACGAAATTATAGTACATATTAGAAGAAAAGACGCTATATATCATGGTTATGAAAGATATCTACCTGATGAATATTACTTAGAAATATTAGAAAAATTAAAACCTTATAAAAACGATTTTAATATCAAAATATATACACAAAGAAAAAATTTTGACTATAGTAAATATACTGGGTGGGATATTTGTTATGATGACGAAATTGAAGATTTTGATTTATTTTATAAAATGGTAAATTGTAAAGTTTTAATTGTTGGTAAAAGTTCTTTTAGTATAACCGCAGCAATGCTTAATAAAAATATAATCGTTTATCCAGAACAACCAACAAAAGGTTTGGATAGATGGATAAATAACATAAACTTTTTTAAATTAATAGAAAACAATGAATTACAGATTAGTTAAGGTAGACAGTTATGGTAGTGGTTTTTTCGGAAATTTTTTCACCATATTATCAAATATAATAGGGCACGAAAATTCTGAACTTTACCCTTACGTAAACATAAACAAATCCGTTTGGGCAAATGGGTATGACCCAAGGGTTAATATGATTCCACCAGAGAACGCAGAAAATCCTTGGGATTGGTGGTTTGACCAACCAATCCCTTCTGAAAACGATAATGTGATTGAATTACCATTTTTGGGAAACCAATACTTTGCGGCTAATACAAAAGTTTGGAATAGACCTGATGTACCAAATGCTAGAAATGTTGCCAACAAGTACATTAAAATAAAACAACACATTTTAGATAGGATAGAAAAATTCTATGAAGAAAACTTAAAAGGTGAGGTAGTTTTGGGTGTTATGGCAAGAGGTGCCGAAATGAGTTATTGTCACCCAGAATATGGTCAACAAAAAATTAATGATTGGATTCAAAGTACTAAAAATATTTTAAACCAACACCCTGAAATTACTAAAATATTTTTAGTTACCGAAGAATCAAGTTATGTTGAAGCTTTTGAAAAAGAATTTGACAATTTAGTATATATGAAAGATGTTTACAGAAGAACTGATGAAAGTTTAGAAGACATCCTTGCGTTTTCATTATTATATTGTTTGGTTAAACCAAGAGAAGACCACAAAAAATTATTAGGTGAGGAATGTTTAATACAAGGAAAACTTTTAGGTAAATCAGACTACCTGTTAGTTAAACAATGTGGCACATCATCCGCTGGAATATTTTTTGCTGAAAATAATCTTAAAAATGTTTTTTATATTTAATTTATGAAAAGAACAGAAATAATTAATTTTTTAATTGAAAAGTTTAACTATAATACCTACTTAGAAATAGGTGTTAGTGATATTAATTTAAATTTTAATCATATAAAAGCAAATCACAAAGTAGGTGTAGACCCACAAAAATCGGTCTTAGGTATTCAATATAATATTACATCAGATGATTTTTTTACAATTAACAAAGAAAAATTTGATATAATTTTTATAGATGGTATGCACGAGTATCACCATGTTTATAGAGATTTACAAAATTCTATTAAAATTTTAAATGACGGAGGAACAATTGTTCTTCACGATTGCAACCCAATCAATGAAGCAATACAGATGGTCCCAGAAACTAATGACGGAAACTGGACTGATGAACAATGGCTTGACTTTTTAGAATTAAGAAGTAAAATGACATGCGATGGTTGGAGTGGTGATTGTTGGAAAGCAATTGTCAAATTTAGAAGTGAAACAAAAAAATACAATACATTTGTGATTGATACGGATTTTGGTGTCGGTGTTGTTAAAAAAAGTGATTGTGAGTTAATACCTATAACCATTGATAATGAATTAACATACAAAAATTTGGAAATAAACAGAAAATACTGGTTGAATTTAATAACACCAGAAGATTTCATAAAATTATAATATATGCAAAATAGTTTTGACACGATAAAAGATTTTGAAATAGAGTTAGCTAAGTTTTTTAATGCCCCATACGCAGTAGCTGTTGATTGTTGCACCCATGGTGTTGAGTTATGTTTAAGATACACAAAAGCGACATCAATTAGTGTTCCAAAAAACACTTACTTATCTATACCTTTTCTTTCTAACAAACTTAATATTAAAAGAGAATGGAGATTTGAGGATTGGAAAGATTATTATTATTTAACACATAATATTATTGACGCCGCTGTACTATGGGAACCTAATTCTTATATACCAAATACGTTCATGTCTATCAGCTTTCAATTTAAAAAACATTTATCATTAGGTCGAGGCGGTGTTATACTTACAGATAATAAAGAAGCTGCTTTTGAATTAAAAAAAATGAGTTACGACGGAAGACTACCAGATATAATATGGTCTAATCAAAACATAAATAGTTTAGGGTATCATTACTATATGACACCAGAAACTGCAAGATTAGGGTTAGAAAAATTACCTAACGCCATTAAAACACCATCTAAAAAATGGACAATTAATGATTGGCCCGATTTAACCCTTATGGATGTATTTAAAGAAAAAGAAAATGAAAAATAAACGTAAAATATTAATAACTGGCGGTTTTGGATTTTTAGGTACCTGTTTAAACAACCAATTTATGGGTGATGAAAATTACTCTATAACAAATATAAGTAGAAAAACAGGACATGATTTAAGAAATTATGATGTTTTTGAGTCGGTAATAGAAGATGTTTATCCAGACATAATAATACATTGTGCTGCTAATGTTGGGTCTGTTAATTACGTTTCAAATTTCGCAGCAAATGTAATTAATGACAATATCCAAATGTCATTAAATTTATATAAAGCAGTATCAAATATAAAGAAAAATATTATTATAATTAATCCGTTAGCTAATTGCTCATACCCATCCGATTTATCAATTCAAAATGAATCTGAATGGTGGAACGGTAAAGTACACGATTCTGTACAATCTTTTGGAATGAGTAAAAAAATACATTATAACATATCAGAATGCTATAAAAAACAATTCGATATAAAAACAGTAAATTTAATGTTAGGTGGTGGTTTTGGGGAGTATGACCATATTGATGAAAATAGAACACACGCAATGAATGGTATTATAATTAGAATGATAAAAGCTAAAAATAATAACGATAGTAAATTTACCGTATGGGGTACAGGCAAACCAATAAGAGAGTGGGTTTATATGCCAGATGTTGCGAGTTTAATTAAGTTAATTATTGAAAATGAAATGTATAATTTACCAAATCCGCTTAATATTGGACAAGAAATTGGATTATCAATCTCAGATATTGCTAATATTACAAAAGATAAACTTAAATTTATTGGGGATATAGAATACGATACATCTATGCAAGATGGCGCCCCTATTAAAATATTAGGTTCAAGTTTATTTAGAGAAAATTTTCCTAATTTTAAATTTACCGATTTTAATACAGCAATTAAAAACACAATAAATTATTATATAAATAAAATATGAAAGTAATAGTATCAACTTGCGACAAATACTGCAATGCAGTAGAAGCACTAAAATATACGTTAGAAAAACACGGAGGTGCCGACTGGGACGTTACCGTACTTGGGTTTAAACAACCAAACTTTAATCTAGGTGATTGGAAATTTGTATCATTAGGCGAAGACATTGGTCCTGGAAATTTAAGTAATGATTTGTGGAAATTTTTTGAAACTTTTGACGATGAATTTTTCATATGGTTAAATGATGATATTGTTATTGTTGATGATATTGACCATGAGCTTTTAAATGATATGATAAATAAAATTAAAAATAATTCGCAAATCGGTAGAATATGTATTACATCTGCTACCAAAATGCATTACATGAATTATCCAATTTATGAAAACAATGGTAATTTTCAGTATAGAGAAGTACCACAAACTGCTGAATATCGATTATCACTTAATACTAGTTTATGGAGAACGTCATATTTTAAAAAATATTGCACCCAAGGTGCTGGGAATTGGGTTTGGGAAACTAGAAAAGATGCAATCAATGATGGTGTTACAATATTGGGTACCACAGGTAGATATGTATTAGATTTTGGTCATTTATTTAGATATGGGAATTATACTATGTCTAATTTATGGTGGGCATCAGAATACACGGGCAAATCATTATCTGAACATGATTTAAGTCATGTTGTTTCAATACTTAAAAATAACTATCCACTAAATAATATTCAAATAATATGAAAATATTAATAACAGGAGGCGCTGGATATTTAGGTTCAGTAATCGCTGAGACACTATTAAATGAAGGTCACGATGTAACAATACTAGATAATTTATTATATAAACAAACATCTTTAATTCCACTTTGTTATCAAGAAAATTTAAAGTTTGTATTTGATGATGTAAGAAATGAATCAGTGCTAAAAAAATTGGTAGAATCATCAGATGTAATAATACCATTAGCGGCTATTGTTGGAATGCCAGCATGTAAATCAAATCCACAAATGACTATAGATGTTAACTATAAACAAATTAAAAATATTGTTAATTGGATGGGTAAAAATCAATTACTTTTAGTTCCAAATACAAATAGTCAGTACGGGTCATCTTCACAATTAATAACTGAAGAAAGTTTATTCAAACCATTATCTTTATACGCAGAAACAAAATGTGACGCTGAAAAATCCGTATTGGATAGTGGTAATGGTATATCTTTAAGATTAGCAACAGTTTTTGGTACATCATATAGAATGAGATTAGATTTATTAATTAATGATTTTACATATAAAGCAGTTAATGATGGTTATTTAGTATTATTTGAATCACATTTTATTAGAAATTATATTCACGTTAGAGACGTTGCAAATGCTTTCTTATTTATGATAAATAATTATTACGATTGCAATAATAATGCTTTTAACGTTGGATTGTCTAGCGCCAACTGTACTAAACTTGAATTAGCAGAAAAAATAAAAACCTTTTTACCTGATTTGGTTATAGTACAAAATGAATTTAAACAAGATTTTGACCAAAGAAATTATATGATTTCAAATGCAAAATTAGAATCTAAAGGGTGGGCACCTAAATATACGCTTGAATCTGGTATTCAAGAATTAATTAAAAGCTATAAACTAATTCAAAAATATAACAATAAAAATTTTACAAATTTATAATTAAATTATATGACAGAAAGAAAATACTTACCAACATTATCAGAATTAATTGACAGATTATCAATCGTACAATTAAAAGAAGTTTTTATAACAAATCACAAAAATGAATATGCTGAAGAGATTAACGCAATTACTCACGATATTCAAATGATTCTAGATTCACAAGATGGAAAAATTACAGCAGAAACAATACGTGCTATTGTTGTACTCTCACAAATGAATTTACATATTTGGCACAACGAATCTAATTATCGTAAAGGCATTAAAGATGGTAACAATCTTGAATTAACACACGGCTTAAACGGCATTAGAAATGTTGCCAAAAATATAATTCAGGAAATTGTTGGTGGTAGAAAAGATTATAAAATCGATTGCTTAGCTGCTGAATTTAAAGACTGGGAAATTTCATGGTAAAAGTATGGGTTAATGGTACGTTTGATATATTGCACGTTGGGCATATTAAAATGTTACAACACGCTGCATCATTTGGTTCCTTAACTGTAGGTATTGATACCGATAAACGTGTTAAAGAACTTAAAGGAAATGATAGACCATTTAACACTGTTGAAAATAGAAAACATATGCTAGAATCAATTAAATATGTTGACAATGTTGTCACCTTTGATTCCAGAGAAGAACTAATTCAATTAGTAAAAGACTACGCCCCAGATTACATGATTATTGGCAATGATTATATAGGTCAAAAAGTTTTTGGGAGTGAGTATGCAAAACACTTGATTTTTTATGAAAAAATTCCTAACTTTAGCACAACAAAAATTTTAAATTATGGAAAAACCAATAGTTTGTGAAGGCTGTAAAATACCAAAAGGATGGGGTGAAGAATTAATAATTGAAAACAATGAAAAATACTGTGGGAAATTATTGATTTTTAAATCTGGCTGTAAATTTTCAATGCACTATCATATGATTAAAGATGAAACTTGGTATGTTGATAAAGGTGAGTTTATCTATAGATGGATTGACACTAAAACAGCCGATATAATTGAACAAAAACTTAAAGTTGGTGATATTGTAAGGCAACAACCAGGTCAACCACACCAATTAGAGGCCATAACTGACGGCACCATATTTGAAGTGTCGACAACACACTGTGATTCAGATTCATATCGTGTTTGGAAAGGTGATAGTCAAAAATATTAATATATGAAAAAAATACTTATAATCGGTGATAGCTGTGAAGACATTTACGTTTATGGTAAATGTGATAGACTTTGTCCAGATGCGCCAGTACCAGTTTTAATACCACAAAAAACAGTTAGAAATGGTGGTATGGCAATGAATGTTTTTGACAACATAAAATCAATCTATGAAAATGTTGATATAATAACAAATAAAAAAATTATAACAAAAACAAGGTACGTTGATGAAAAAACTAACCAAATGTTAGTTAGAATTGATTCTGAACAAACATCTCTAAAAAGAATTACTGATTTAGATAAAATTAATTTTGATGATTATTCAATCATTATTATTTCAGATTATTGTAAAGGGTTTTTAGAAAAAGAAGATATAGAATATATCTGCAATAATCACAAAAATGTTTTTATTGATACAAAAAGAATACTTGGCCCATATTGTTATAATGCAAAAATTATAAAAATCAATGAGTTAGAATACAATAATAATTTAAAATCACATATTGATTTAACATCATTTTACGAAAAATTAATTGTTACACTTGGAAGTAAAGGTTGTAAATATAAAGAAAAAATATATCCTGTTGAAAAAGTTGAAATCAAAGATATGACTGGTGCTGGTGATACCTTTATATCATGTCTTGTTGTTAATTACATTAAAGAAATGGATATTGAAAAATCAATTAAATTTGCAAATGAGTGCTCAACAATAATTGTTCAACATAAAGGTGTTAATAAAATTGGTAATTTTATATCAATTAAATAAATAAATATGATATTACTAACTTACGGTACTCGCCCAGAATATATCAAAATTAAACCATTAATTAATGAAATGGTAAAACAAAATATATCTTTTAAAACATTATGTACGGGTCAACATAAAGATATTGTTTCAAAAGACGCTGATTTTGTTTTAGACATGAAAGACTATGGCGATAATAGATTGGATAATATTATCCAAAACTGTATGAAAATGCCATCAGAATGGTTTAGTGGTATAACGTATATTTTAGTTCAAGGCGATACAACATCAGTTACTGGATTAGCACTAGCAGCACTACATAGAAAAATAAAATTAATACATCTAGAGGCTGGTCTTAGAACGTATGATACCGAAAATCCTTACCCTGAAGAAAACAATAGAAGAATTGTTTCAACAATTGCCGACATACACCTATGCCCAACAGAGCAAAATAAAATTAATTTATTAAATGAAAACATCCCTGAGAATAAAATATATGTTGTTGGTAATACTGGTTTAGATAATTTATTAAATTTAAACTATGAAATAAAATACGATAATAAAATCTTAATAACCCTTCATAGACGTGAGAACCATGAAAAAATGGATGAGTGGTTTATTGTACTAAACAATATAGCAAAAAGATACAAAGATTACGAATTTATATTACCAATACACCCAAACCCAAATGTTCAAAAACATAAACATTTGTTAACAGACATTAAAGTTATCGACCCATTAAATCATGAAGAACTTATAAAATATTTATTTACTATAAAATTAGTTATTACCGATAGTGGTGGTATACAAGAAGAATGTAGTTTTTTAAATAAAAAATGTTTGGTTTGTCGAAAAATAACTGAGAGACCAGAATCAGTAGGACTAACTAGTTTTTTAGTTGATGAACCAGAAAATTTAAATGAACTATTTGAAGAACATATTAAATCAGCAACATCAATGGATGGCCAAAAATGCCCATTCGGTGACGGAAAATCATCCGAAAGAATTTGCAACATTTTTAGATATTTATAGTAAAAATACATGAACAAAAAAACCACAGATAGAAAACCAAAAACTAGGAGAAATGCCGATAATTCACTATCGGCATTTTCTGAATCTAACGGTGAAACAACTCCAAAAAAAGAAGTTTTATCAACAATAAGACTTGAAATAAAACATAAAAACGAAACACAAAAAAAGTTAACACAAGCAATAAAAAAGAACGATGTTACAATATGCGCTGGACCCGCTGGTACAGGCAAAACCCTACTTAGTGTATTTGAAGCTTTGTTATTGTTGAAAACCTATCCAGAAAAATATAAAGAAATCAAGTTGGTTAAATCAATAACACAACTTAAAAACGAAGACCTTGGTATACTTCCTGGCGATGAGAAAGAAAAAATGAAATTTCTGATGATGTCTTATTTAGATGCTTTTTATAAAATTATTGGCGAAGGTCTTACAAATAAACTAATTGATTCTGGGTTAATTAAAATGGAGGTTTTTGGTGCTATACGTGGAAGGTCTTTTACAAACTGCATTATATTAGTTGACGAATTTCAAAACATTACCCACGATAATGCAAAAACATTCCTAACTAGATTTTCAGACGATACAAAGGTTATTGTTTTAGGTGATACGGGTCAAATTGATTTAAAAAATAAAAAAGATAGTTCATTAGAAAGATTAATTGAAAGGGTAAATTTAACACCAATCGAAGGCGTTGGAGTTGTTGAATTTAATGAATCAGAAACTGTTAGACACAGACTTACTAGCTACTTTATTAACGTATTTAAAGAACCAGAACAACCCAAACAAGAACAGCAACAAAACAAAAAAAATACAAAAAAATCTATTTTTAAAAGTTTTATCGATTTATTTAAAAAATAACTTGACTTTATTCTTATAATTACTATCATTCTACCATGAATATAGGTATATCAATAAATGAAGTTTTAAGAGATTTTTTAGGTCAGTTATTATACACATATGACAAGTATATTGAAAAAACTGATATTAAAGAAACAGAAATTACCAGTCTAAACTTAACAGAATTTTTAAAATTTGAGAGCGTAGACGAATGTAATAGGTTTCTATATTTAGAAGCACCCCTAGAAATCTTTGGCCATGCAGATTTAAAATTTGATGGCGTAATGGCTCACTTTAATAATCTTTTAATGGATATTAAAGATGAGGAAGAACACCAAATTATTTTGGTTGGTAAAGAAATAAACAAAAGCATCCCATCAACATTTTTCTTTTTATCTAAAACTGGGTGTAGAGCAGAAAAAATAAATTTTGTTCAAAACGCAATAAACGAATGGGATAATGTTGATTTATTAATTACCGCCAACCCAGATGCTCTTCAAAATAAACCAAACGGTAAAATCAGCGTAAAGGTTAAAGCACCATACAACGAAAATGTATCCGCCGATTACGAAATCGATTCTATTTTAGATTTTATTAAAGACCAAAACCTAAGAGATAAAATCATAAATTCAAAAATAACAACTTACGAAGAAATTTAAACCATGTTAGAATTTGGAGACTCAGTCTTTTATATAGACTTAAAAGCTTTTGACAAAGCTATTACGATTGTTGATGGTAAAAACCCAGAAGATTTAAATGTAGAAACAGAAACAAAAACAACACTAAATGAAAAAGGTGAAATTTTGATGAGTGAAGTGTTTCAAAGAACAAGCCAAAGAGGTAAAGAAATCGACGCAACAAAATATGATTTACTTAAAACATTTATTGAGTACATTATAGATTATGAAGACGAAAGCGATGATACACTAGGTGCTGACAGAGCGCTATCTCAAACACCTCTAGGATATAAAATAGTATTCAACACCTTATTAAAGGAGAATATATTAAAAGAAAAACCATAATAAAAAATAAAAATAAAAAAAAACAAATGGTAGACGAAAAAGTAAAACAAGTTAATGAGATTATTGAAAAATTAGACAAAAAAGATTTTAGTCTATATTTTTTCACACTTGACACAAAGGGAAACCCAACTGCGGGAATTGCAAACATTTATGAGCACGTAAAAGTATTAAACGAATTGGGTTACAATGCAAAAATTTTGCATGAGAAAAATGATTACAAATTAAGAGGCGATGAAAGCGGTATGGGTATTGCGGATTGGTTAGGTGAAGAATACGCTGCGCTACCACACGCATCAATCGAAAACCAAAATTTAAATGTTTCACCAGCTGACTTTATTGTTATCCCAGAAATATTCCCAACACTAATGGACCAAATCAAAGGGTTTCCATGTAGAAAAATTGTATTATCTCAGTGTTATGATTATTTATTGGACCTTTTACCAATTGGAAAAAGATGGGAAACCGATTATGGTTTTGGACATGTAATTACAACTAGTGATAAACAAGCCAACTATCTAAGAAATCTATTTCCATCTATTAAAACACATACAGTACCTGTATCAATACCAAGCTATTTCAAACCAAATGAAAAACCAAAAGTTCCTGTTATCGCAATCTTAACAAGAAATCAAGGTGACGCAGCAAAAATGGCAAAATCATTTTATTTGCAATATCCAATTTACAAATGGGTTAGTTTTAAAGAATTAAGAGGTTTATCTAGACAACAATTTGCTGAAGAGTTATCTAAATGTTGTTTAGCTGTCTGGATTGACGATAATTCTGGATTTGGAACATTCCCAATTGAAGCTATGGAGTGCGGAACGCCTGTTATTGGTAAAATACCAAACATGGTTCCTGAGTGGATGGAAACAATTGACGAGACTGGCAATCAAGCTATTAATAATAACGGAGTTTGGACAAACACAACACTTAATATGCCAGAATTAATTGCAACATACATGAAGGTTTGGTTTGAAGATTCAGTACCATCTGATTTAACCGAATCAATTAAAAAATCTACTGGTTTATATTCACCTGAAAAACAAAAACAAGCAATTGAAAACGTATATATTCAATTAATTGAAGAAAGAATACAAGAATTTAATAACATTTTAAAAGCTCAAACAGCTGTAGAAGAAAGTAAATAATTTAAAAATATGAAAAAAAGTAACTCAAATATCTCGGTAATCTTACCTGTACACGAATTAACCGAAGAAACAAAACCAATGTTTTTAAACGCCGTTAAAAGCGTTGAACAACAAACTGTAAAACCTGATGAATTAGTTATTGTAATTCCAAAAGGTAGCGGTATCGCTAAATATATTAAAACCGTTGATTTTGGAGAAATAAAAGACATTGTGTCTGTTGTTGAAAATGACGGCGAAACTGATTTTGCTAGCCAAGTAAACTATGGTGTATCTAAAGCAAAATCTGAATGGGTTTCATTCCTAGAATTAGATGACGAATACTCTAGCATCTGGTTTAAAAATGTTTTAGAATATACAAAAGCACATACCAATGTTGAATTGTTTATGCCACTTGTTGTTGACGTAGACGCAAAGGGTTCATTCGTTGGATTTACTAACGAAGCTGTTTGGGCAACTGGGTTCTCAGACGAATTAGGTGTGTTAGATTTAAACGCATTACTAATGTATCAAAATTTTAATATTGATGGCATTGTTGTTAAAAAATCTATATTTGAATCATACGGCGGTTTTAAACCTAGCATTAAATTAACATTTATTTATGAATTCTTATTAAGAATGACATTCAAAGATGTTAAGGTGATGACAATTCCTAGATTTGGATACAAACATGTAAATCAAAGACCTGGCTCTTTGTTTGATAATTACAAAAATACAATTGACCCAGCTGAAGCTAGATGGTGGTTAAGTCAAGCAAAAAAAGAATATTATTTTGATAAAGACAGAAAAATAACGTATGAAACACAAAAAGTGTAAATGGTTAGCAAAAGAGGACGCAAAAGAAAGAATGAAATGTATTTTGGTCCAGACGAAGAAAATGCCGTTAACGAATACTTAGCATCAACTGATGATACCGAAAGAAACTTGATTTACAACAAATGGTTAAAAGAACCATTGGATAAGATGATAGAATCTATTATTAGAAAATATAAATTATATAGAAAGGGTGAAACGTTTGAAGATTTACACAGCGACACCCTTTCATTTCTAATGACCAAAGCACATAAGTTTGAACATGGTAGAGGTAAAAAAGCATATTCTTATTATGGCACAATATGTAAACATTATATTTTAGGTTTATTAATCAAGGATGAAAAGTATATTAAACAAACAGCATCCTATGAAGATATATCTTCCGACTTAGAAGAACGTAAAGAGTTAAGCTATGTTATTGACGAAGATGATTTTCAAATGGATGAGTTTTTTAAAAAACTCACGAATGGCATCAAGGATGAATTAGATGACGAAAACTTACCACAAAAAAAACGATTAACCGAAAATGAAAAAAAAGTAGGACAATCGCTGATTGAAATATTACAAAATTGGGAAACATCTTTTGACGCAATGAGTGGAGGTTCTAAATATAACAAAAACTCCGTGCTAGAAACCATGCGAAATTATACCAATCTATCAACCAAAGATATAAGATTGGCTATGAGAAGATTTAAAGAGTTATATGAATTTTTAAAATTCAAAACCGTGTAAACGCATTTAAAAATCTTTTACTTAATATTTATATAAAAATATACTATCATGCCAAGGAAAAAAAAACAAGATGTAAAAGTAAATGATGTTGAAAGCTTAGAGGGTTTAATGCAAGAAACTTACAATGACGCGTGTCTACAAATAAATGATGCTCAACGAAGTATAAATGAATTAGCATCAAGCGCCACACCACAAGATGTAGACGATTTAACAAAAATAGCTAAAGAAAAGGGTGGTCTTTTAAAAGTTAAAGACTCTGCAATCAGAATTAAACTAGAATTAGCAAAATTACAAAGCGATATACTTAAAAATAGAGGTGATGCTGATGCCGCAATTCAAGAAAGAACTGATGGCAAGGCGTCTCTAAACGATTTTAAATCAATTAGAGAGATGCTTAAAAACGATAAGGATATTGAGAACCAACAAGATTAATAATGTCTAATTTAGTCAAGAAAAAGCAAATATTCGGTAACATTGCGGCAGACAGAACGATTACGGAGGGTATGCCAAAATTAAAAACCACCTCATCAATGCCATCAATTAATAATACTGGCAATGTTGTTGCTTTTTTAACTGATTTAATCAAGGCACTTGACGGGTATGAAGAACTAGTTGAAAGTGTAGTTGATACAATTACAAAATATCTCGGTACAATTGAAACCGAAATAAAAAATGCTCTTAAATTAGAATTAAAGGCTATTGTAAGTTGTGGCGTCAATCCTAGCCTACCCGATTATGTTAAATCAACAGGTACTGGTATAAAATTTACCGTTGACAAAATAGACTTTACAAACATATTAAAAATTGACCCAAGTTCAACCGCTGGTGGTCTTATATACACTGATTTAACTCCAAATCTAATTGATAGCAAAGACTTTAATACTTTTCTATATCAAGTAATACAAAACGATGGTTCTGTTAACAGCTGGGGTCACCAAATAAATGGTACAGATATATTGACATTTCAGTTTAAGTCTGTTGACATTACGGGTATAGACCCAAACAATACTTTAACCATTAAAGCGGCCCAAGGGTATGATAATAAATCATTAAGTGATTTAAATAATGATTTTATTAGTAGTATCACATTATTTGATTCAGCCAAACTATTAATAAAACTAGTTGATAATATATTTGGTACCGTATCTAATCTAGCAAAAACCTCAAAAAATTTTTTAGAAAGTAAATCAAAAACAAATTTTATAATAAATAAAATTACAAATACCGAGGGCAACGACATACTTTCAGACAAATTTTTTGACGTCTCAAATAAAGATAAAAAATTTTTTGAAGACGAAGCTAATTTATGGAAACAAGGCAAGGCAATATATAAAACATCTGGTGAATTTTATTCACAAATATCAGATGTATCTTTAAAAAATATGACCAATTCTGTTTCTGGTGCAACAAACGAAGCGGAAAAAAAAGATGCAATAAAAAAATCTTTAAATGATTTAACAAATCAAATTACAAAAGCATCAAACGATACAACCAAATTGATTAACAATAGAAACAATCAATTAAAAAAATTAAGTAATAAAATTAACTCTTTTAGTAAAATAAAAATTGACCACAAAGCATTAAGTTTAAATTTTATACAACAAATTATAAATGATTTTGTTAAAGTTATTGTTAATGTTTTATTATCACCAAAGATTGTTACAATATTTCTTTTAAATTTTAAAATTATATACGGACCAAATGAAACGTTTTCAGACCCAATTGATTTTATTAAAAAAAATAGAAATTTAGTTAAAAACGTTATAAAAAGAGTAAGTGGTATTATAATAAAAATATTATTAAAAAAAGCAATAAAAAGAATAACAAAGTTAATTGCGGAATCTAGATATAAAAAAGAAATCGATAAAAACAAAGCAAACGTATCACAACTACTAAGTTTAGTCGGTGTTCCGCAAGATGTACTTAGACAAATAAACGGACTAATATGAGCAATGCTAACACAGAAAAAAAATCAGAATTTTCAACTGACGATTTAAATTTTAACTCTATTGGTAGTGTACTAGATTTAATATTATCGGCTTTTAAATTACAAAAACCTCCAATCTCACCATTACCGCCACCACTATTATTAGCTGGTGGTCAATTACGCCCAGGCGTAACCGCAACCGAAATAGCGGCTAGAATAATATCTAGACAATCAGAATCTGGTGCCGTGGTTGGTGATGTTTTTGCTGATGGGGATAATATTGCTGAAGCAATGGAGCTAATTAGAATTCAAGAAATAATGGACTCGTTATTAACCGAAGGCAAAATAGAAGTTATAATACCACCTGGGATACCAGTACAAACACTTGGAATTGGTAATCTCGGTGCACCAGTCGCTTCATTTGGTGCAACTACATCATTTGCCTCTGGATGGGGTGTTATACGTTAAAAAAATTTTTATGGAAAAAAATGAAAAAAAATCTTTGTTTGAAGAATTAGAAGAAAAATCTAATAATGAAATTTTATTTGAAATCAAACAAATGGAAGCTGACCATGAATCATTAAAATTAAAAATGATAAAAGATTACGATAAGCTAATCGAAATTGAAAAAAAATTTGAACGGGCAAATTTAATATTACTTAAAAGATTAAAAGGGGAATAATATGGGAGCTGAAAATAAATATATTACCAATTTACCAACCGTACTTTCCGAAGTAAGCAAGGTCAGAACGGTTCAACTAGGTATTGTTGCAAGTGTCGAAGACCCAAATGGTCTAGGTAGAATAAAAATTAGAATTCCAGGCCAACCAAACGTCGGCGGTGACGCTGATTCAACAATTGACGAATTACCGTGGGCAACCCCAATGGAATCAAAATTTTTTACCAGCCAACCAAAAGTTGGTGAAGGTGTTTTTGTATTAACATTTAGTAATCAAAAAGCCCATTCTGATAGGTTATATTTTGGGCCGATAATATCACAGCTAGACAAATTAAATTTTGATTCATTAAATGTAACTGGTTTAAATTCTTTTACATTTGGTACAACAACCCCAAATGTTTCAATGAATAGAATACCCGCAATAAAGGGTGTTTTCCCAAAACAAGATGATATTTCAGTACAGGGTAGATATAACACCGATATTATACTAAGAAAAAATGAAATATTAATAAGGGCTGGTAAATTTGTTGAATCAAAACCAAACGAAAATAATCCATATTCGTTTCAATTTAATAACACAACACAAGGATTTATTCAAATTAAAAACAATGTTAATTTAGTTAGAGATGGTCAAGATTTGGGTAGCGTAACAAACATTGTTGGTAGCAAAATTAATTTAATCACACATAAAGATGGTACCCCTAGATTTAATGTTATGAATCAAGATTCACAAGTTAGTGATGAAGAAATTCTAAACATTCTTGAAAATGCACACCCACTACCATTCGGCGATTTACTTGTTGAATATTTAAGACTCCTAAAGAATGCTTTTTTAAACCATGTACATAGATATAACGGAACCCCACCGACCGATTTAACAATCGGAGTAACACTTCCAGTTAAAGAATTTAATGATAAAGCTGAAGACCTAGAAAGTAGAATGTTATCGAATAATATCCGCATAAATTAATATTACCAGATATTTATTAATAAAAAGAAATGGTAATTAGAACATTTTTCGATAAAAATAATACCATAGTTAGAAATGAAGTTGTTAATACAGCTAGAAACCCTGTAACTGAATTATTTTACGGTGGGCCTACTGGTGAAAACAAATATAGCCGTTACTTATTTCATTTTGATGAAACTAGATTAGTCAACATGTATGATAATGGTACATTTACTGATTTAACTAAACTAAAACACACATTAAAACTAACTAATACAGCGTCATTTGACGAAGGGTTATTAAATGGTTCGTATCAATCAAAAGAAAGAGCGTGCTCATTCGACCTAATTGTTTTTAAAGTGGGTCAAGAGTGGGACGAAGGTGTTGGTTATGACTATTTATCCTGTAACCTGCTAACTGGCGATTGTGCTATATCAACAAAACCATCAACATGGGTTAATCCACAAACTGGTATAGTTTGGACTGGCGGTTCTGGTGTCTACTCAGGTTCACCAAGCGGAATAACAATTGCAACACAACATTTTGATTTAGGTAATGAAAACCTAGAAGTTGATATTACAGATTACGTTAATGGTGT